GAGTCTCGTGCAGGTAAAGCCAAAATTGTTGATGAAAGGTAGTAATTAAAATGGCAGAGAACACAATTACAGGTTTAGTACCTGAGATTTACGAAGCGCTTGATATTGTATCAAGAGAGTTAACCGGAATGATTCCGGCGGTGACTCTTAACGCATCCGCAGCAACCGCATCACTAGGTCAGAATATTCGTGTTGACGTAGAGCCGGAAGGCAATCTAGTTGATATTACCCCAGCTATGCAAGTTCCAGAGCCAACAGGACAGACTTCGGGCTTTGTTGACATTCAAATTACTAACAGCAAGGCTGCTGAGTTTGGATTTATCGGCGAGCAGCAGTTAGGCCTTAATTCTGGACCGGGCTACCCATCTGTACGCGCACAAAAGATCGCACAAGCTATCAGAAAAGTAGCCAACGCCGTTGAAATTGATCTTGCTGGCCTGCACGTTGCAATGAGTCGCGCAGTAGGTACAGCGGGAACAACTCCATTCGGTACAGCAAACGACTTCACAGCAGCAGCTCAGGCGCGTCAAGTGCTTAAAGATAATGGCGGTGATATTGATCCACAATTAGTATTTAACACTAATGCCGGTGTCAATATGATTGGTAAACAGTCAGCAGTTAATGCGGCTGGTACTGATACCCTATTGCGTCAAGGTGTTTTGCTTGATGTTGCAGGTATGCCATTGCGCGAATCAGCTCAGATTTTCACACCCGCAGCAGGTACAGGCGCAAATGCTACAACTAACGCCGCAGGTTATGCTATCGGCGCGACTGTTATTACTTTAGCTAGTGCTGGTACAGGTACTATAATTGCTGGTGACGTAATTACTATCGCAGGTCAAAGCTCTCAGTACGTCGTAGCATCAGGTGATGCTGATGTTTCTAACGGCGGTACAATTACACTTGCCGCGCCGGGCTTGCGTATTGCAATCGCTGGAAGCACTACAGCAATAACAGTTGTTGCAGCAGCAGCACGTAATATGTGTTTTGCACGTAGCGCTTTAGTATTGGCTGCACGCTCACCAGCACGACCAGAGGAAGGCGACATGGCTGAGGACGTAATTGTAATTACAGACCCTAGATCAGGCTTATCGATGGAGTTTGCCATGTATAAAGGCTATCGTAAAATACGTTATGAAGTCGCACTAGCCTGGGGCGTGAAGGTAATAAAGCCAGAACACAGCTCAATTTTATTGGGGTGATCAATCGTTGCCGTTGTTGCATAAGTAGCAGCGGCAATAACTAGGTATATATTATGTCTCAAGTATTAGAAACAGTAACAATTTACCGCGACGGTCAGCCGATAGTGATTAACAAATCAGATTTAAAAGATACTGACAAGCAAGCCAAAGAAGCCTCAAAAGATAAACAATTCAATAAAAAGAATCGCTAAAAGCAGGATTATTCTATGTCTTTAATTATTGAAACAGGAACAGGCAAGGCAGACGCACAGAGCTACATAACTGTTGTTGAGCTTTCTGCATATGCAGCGGCGCGAGGTATAACTATTGTAGGCGATCCAAGTCAACTGTTATTACGTGCTATGACTTATCTTGAGACTCGCGACTACACCGGCTCAAAGAATACTAAAGAGCAAGCGCTACAATATCCACGGGTTAATGTTTATATAGATGAGTTTCCAATACTTACAACAGAAATACCTAACATCTTAAAAGATTTACTTGCAGAAGTATCAATCGCAATAGATGGTGATGAAGACCCACTCGCTACTGTTGAGCGTGCTGTTAAGAAAGAAAAAGTAGACGTTATTGAAGTAGAATACCAAGACAACGCAGCTCCCTTTGTTTATAACATGCGAATTAAAGCATTAGAGCGTAAGATCTTAAAAAACACCGGCGGCAATAGCTTTGCAGTGATGCGAGCGTGACATTCTACACTAGGCTAGCGGCTACATCGTCAAGACTGCTAAAGAAGTTCGGGCAGACTGCTACGTGGTCACACGATAACGATGATGGCACTTTTAACCCGGCTACGGGCGTTATGTCAGGCGGAACAACAACGACTTACACGGCATCAGGTGCGCTTTTAGACTTTGACACTAGCCGAGTTGATGGCGACTCAATACGCAGCACAGATAAGCGCTTTATAATTGAAGCGGGTAGTAAGCCGGAATTAAACGACGTAGTGACCGTTGACAGCGTGGCTTATCAGACAGTATCTATACGCGAGACTAATCCAGCAGGTACGCCTGTTATTTACGAGCTACAGCTTAGGAGCTAATATGTCATTTACAGCACAATTACAAGCTTTTACGGATGTAGCGATAGGCAATGTCGAGCAAGTATACCGAGCAACTGCAATAAGCTTGTTTACACGAGTAATACGTAGAACCCCGGTACAGTCAGGTAGACTTCGCGGCAATTGGCAGACAGATATAAGCAGCCCTGCACAAGGTACGCTTGACCGAACAGGCGCAAGTGCTGCAATCAATGAAACTGTAGTAGTTTGTAATCGTGCCGAGCTAAACCAATCAATATATTTTACAAACAATTTGCCTTATGCCGTACCTATTGAAAATGGTAGTAGTACGCAAGCGCCAACCGGAATGCTAAGAGTTACTGTTTTAGAATTTGTTAACGTAGTTAATCAGCAAGCAGCGCAGTTATAATGAGCACATATTTTTTAGATATATCTGCGGCACTAGATAGCAACCTAGCGACATTCGCTGCGGCTAATAGTGTAAGCGTTGCTTATGAAAATATAGATTTTACGCCTACAGTTGGCACGCTATATCTTCGACCTACAATACTACCTGCTAATACGCTGCCGATTGGTGTTAGCTTTAATAGCGCACTTGATCATCTTGGTATTTATCAGATAGATGTTATAGCACCTGTAGATAAAGGCAAGGGCGCAGCAGTTACTATGGCAGACCTTATCGTATCAGCATATCCGCGTGGTGATTTAACGTATAATGGCGTTAAAGTACGAATCAAATCGGCATCGCGTAATCCAGGCACGCGAGATGGCGCATACTACATCGTGTCTGTTATAATTACTTATCAATCAATTACAGCGAGTTAATTTATGGCCTTACCAATTACTTTTGACGGTGTTACCGTATCTGTTAGCGCAGATGCCCCCCCAACTTATGACGCTGCCGGTTTTGCCGATGCGTCTGTCTCTTACACAGTGATCGGACAAGTTACTAACTTTCCTGATCGTGGTCGCGTCTATACTGATGTTGCCTACAATTCTTTAGCAGTTCGCGGTACTCGACACATCAAAGGTACGTTTGACGAGCCAGAAGTGCCTATTGAGATTGGCGTAGATCGTACTGATGCGGGTCAAGTTATCTTGAAGACTGCTAGCGACTCAGATAACAGCTTTACTTTCAAATTCGCTTACTCATCGGGTGAGATTGATTTCTTTCAAGGTAAAGTCTTTAGTTTAGCAAGTGCTGGCGGTGACGGTGATACTTTGCGATCAGTTACAGCAAACGTGCGTATTGATCATCAAGGTGTAATTGAGGTAGCAGCTTAATGGATTTATCTACGCTTATATCAAATGATACTGCTGAGTGTGTCATAGTAGACCCAAGGACGGGCAAAGATACCGACATTAAGATTACAGTTTATGCTAATCACACAGCAGAAAGTAAGGCTGCACTAGCAAAAGCCGGTGATATTAGTGACGTTGTAAACTTTGCAAACTATCTAGCAGATGTGACAGTTTCGTGGGTCAATGTAGAGTTAAACGGTAAAGCTTTAGATTGCAACCGTAAAAACGCACTAGACATATACAATCACAAGGGCCAAATTGTAGCAATTCAGGTCGCTAACTTTCTTGGAGCGCAAGAGAGTTTTTTGCCAGAACGCTAAATGATCTTACTCTTTACGCGGATCAAATGGCGTGGCTTAACTCAAGCTCTAAGGGCAGTGATAAACCACGCGGCATGTGTGTTGAGTATGATATGCCTAGCATTGACTACTGTTTATACATAGCTAATATTGCTACAGATTTTGGGTTAAAGTCGGAATGGTCAGAACTACACGCATGGAATACATTAACTAAATCTAATCTAAATCGATTTGAAGTAAAAGCTGTACACTTAATGAGCGTAACCTATCAGAACAGGTACAGCTCGTACAGCAATACAGACAGCCCTAGACCTTACTTAGGCAATGCAAGGCAAGATAGCAACTCTATAAAACAAGCCCTCAGGAATAGACAATGAGCGACGTAGCTAACCTTACAATACAAGTTAACTCCAGCGGTGTCACTCAGGCTACGTCTAACCTCAACTCGCTAGCAAACCAAGGTACGTCAACGACTTCTGTTATGCGTACCTTGGGGGGAGCGATTGCAGCTCTTGGTCTTGTCGGTCTTGGTAGAGATATACTACAAACAAACATAGAGTTTGAAAATCTTAGAACGTCTTTAGTGACTGCAACAGGCAGCGCAGAAGCAGCAGCTCTGGCCTTTGGTAAACTTCAATCATTCGCATCTAGCACACCTTTCTCTGTAAAAGAACTTACAACCGCATTCATAACGCTTAAAAACTTAGGTCTTGACCCAAGCGAAGCAGCTCTTACGTCTTTGGGTAACACTGCTGGGGCTATAGGTAAGCCACTAAGTCAGGCTGTCGAAGCCGTTGCGGATGCAGTCACAGGAGAGTTTGAGCGCCTAAAAGAGTTCGGTATTAAATCAAAGTCTGAGGGCGACCGAGTTACATTTACGTTTAGAGGCGTAGCGACTGAGGTCGGCAAGAATTCAGCAGAAATACAAAAGTTCTTGCTAGATTTAGGTAATGTAGAGTTTGCCGGTGCTAGCGTAAGACAGGCCAATACTTTACAAGGTGCAATATCTAATCTAAAAGATTCATTCGATAACTTTTCGGATGCTTTATTGACCAACGAGGGAAGCGGAAGTCTACAAGGCGCAGTCAGAGCCGCATCAGCATCATTCAATATATTAACTAAAAACGTCGAAACCCTTGGAACTATTGCGGCTGCTATAGGAATTATTATAACAGGCAAGCTTATCGGTCCTTTGATTGCCACAAATGCTAGCTTAGTTATTTTAAGGCTGCAAGCAATACAAAGCTCTATAGCGTTAGCTCAACTCTCAGGAGCATCAGTTGTCGCGTCTGCGTCAATTACTGCGTTAGCGGGTGCGGCGGCTTTAGCAAACAGAACATTAGCATTTTTTGGTGGTCCGGTCGGTATTGCTCTTGCTGCTGCTGCTGCTCTTGTATTCTTTGCAACTAAAGCAAAAGAGGCAACACAAAGCACTGCTGATTTGGCAAAAAACATAAATACACTTACAGTAGAAGCTGCCGGTGTAAGGCTTAAATCTTTAGGCAAGACATTAAAAGAAGCAAGCTTTGATTTTGATAAAGCTGAATTTAAAATACGCAACATACAGCGACAGCTTAACAAGACACCAAACGACACTAGATTACAAGCTGATTTAAAAGGATTCGAAGATAAGCTAACATCTGCACAAAAGAATGTGCAAACACTTAAAACTTTAGAGACTGAATTAACAGCTATCGTTAATGACCCTAACAGAGAAGCAACATTACAAGCGGCTGCGGCTAAACAAATTGCAACGGATAAAGCGATAGTAGAGTCAGCGGCTAAACGTAACGCTGAATTATTAGCACTTAAAAACGCACAGGATAAGCTTGTTTCTCAGTCTGCTAGCTTTTTGCAGTCTATCAAAAGCCCTCTTGAATTATTTAAAGATCAAGAGGCTTTACTAACAAAGTTCTCTAAGACTGTAAATGATGCAACAGGCAAGACGCTAATAACAGACGGACAGCTACAAGAGGGTATCAGGCGTGCGCGTGTAGAGATGGAAGCCCTTATAGCGTCTGCTAGCTTAGAAGATCCTATTGTAAAGTTTAGAGAATTCAATCAAGAGACAAGCGCATCTGAAAGTCTTATTAAGAGCTTACAAACAGCATCAGAAGGTTTTGCTGAATCATTCGCTAATGCTCTTGTCGATGGCGGTACAAGCTTTGAAAACTTCGCTAATGGCATACTCAAGCAACTGCAAAAAATAGCGTTACAGAAAGCATTTGCGCCTATATTTGGCGGCTTTAGTGACATGCTAGGCGGTTTGCTGCCTGTTTCTGGTGCTGACTTTATAGGGCCAGTGCAGCCAAGCTTCAACGGCGGCGGTTTTACTGGTAGCGGTCCTAGATCGGGCGGTGTTGATGGCAGAGGCGGATTTAACGCTATATTGCATCCTAACGAGACAGTTATTGATCACACTAAAGGTCAAAGCATGGGCGGCAACATGAGCGTAGTCGTTAACGTGGACGCGTCAGGGTCAAGCAGTTCAGGTGATGCAGACGGACAAAACTTAGGCAACTTAATTGGTATAGCTGTTAGATCGGTATTGATTGAAGAGAGCAGACCTGGAGGGATACTAGCGTGAGTACATTTACATTTTCGCCAACCTATGGCGCAGCAGAAACTAACACTCCTAAAGTACGTAAAGCACAGTTTGGTGATGGTTATCAACAAAGGGTTGGTGACGGTATTAATCGCACTCCCCGTTTGTGGTCACTAAGCTTTGAAGGTACTAAAACCGACATTGATGCTATTGATTTATTTTTAGAGACTGAGGACGGTATTACATCCTTTGATTGGCAGCCACCAGCAGGCGCAGCCGGTAAATGGATTTGTAGCGAATGGACATCAGCTATTAACCAATATAATAATTGGGTTCTAAGTGCAAACTTTCAGGAAGTGTTCGGAGAATGATTAGCACAGACGTACAAAAGCTAGCTGCTGGCAGTGTTATTGACTTATTTGAGGTTGATGCAACTGCAATCGGCGGCTCTTTGTTGAGATGGGTCAATGATGTAAACAAATTACAATCAGATATTGTATGGCAGACTAATGTTTATAGTCGTTTTCCTGTCGAAGCTAAGGGATTTTCTCGAAGTGGTAGAGGTACGCAGCCAAGACCAACAATAAAGGTTTCTAATGTCGGCGGTATAGTGGGTGCAATAGTCAGAGATAATGAGGACTTAGTAGGCGCAAAAGTTACAAGGCGCAGAACATTTGTAAAATATTTAGACGCAGCCAACTTTAGCGGTGGCAATGCTCAAGCAGACCCAAACGTATCATTTGTTGATGAGATTTATTACGTAGATCGTAAGGCGTCAGAGAACGGTATCTTTATAGAATTTGAATTAGCCTCAGCGATGGATCTTACAAATGTAAAATTACCTAAGCGACAAGTAACCCAAAACGTATGCGCGTGGCAATACAGAAGCGCAGAGTGCAGCTACACAGGCGGACCAGTGGCAACAATAATGGATATAATTACAACAGACGCAGCTCATGACGTATGCGGGCATCGTGTAGCATCGTGTAAGTTAAGATTCGGTAACAATTCACCGCTCCCTTATGGGGGATTTCAAGGCTCTAATTCGTGATAGATATGCATCAAGAAATAATTAATCACGCTAAAGAATGCTATCCTCGTGAGTCGTGCGGCTTAATTGTCATCGTCAAAGGTCGCAAGATTTACAAGCCTTGTCGCAACATAGCAAGCGGCGTACAGTTTGCGATTCACCCCCAAGATTTTGCAGATGCTGAGGACAGTGGAGTAATTGATAC